GCCCAATCCACGAAGATGGAAACCGCTTCCGAGTGATTGAGTCCTTCCTTCAATGCAATCTCTTTGGGAGGATCAAAATTAGAGGGTATCTTGGATGCCCTCGTTTTTGTTTTCTTCTTTCCACTAATCGCGGATTTTTCGCTATTATTAATATTAAAACAATTGGAACAATTGTCGCGCACGCGCGAAGAATGCCGCAAATACTCCACCAGGAGTGGAGTAATGGTGGAAACTGCGGTCACTCCATAAAGATCACAATGCTCCTTCAAAAGATCACTTATCCATTGAGGAACCTTGATGCGCAGTTCTGTCTTTTTCTGTATTTCGTCTGTCATTATAATCCTAAAATTGTGCAAACAAGTCCTATGATAATTGTGAAAAATACGACCCCACATATGGCAAATAACATGCCTTGGGCGAATAATTTGAACATGCTTTTTATGTAGTTCATGTGTCGTACAATGTGCCAAATTGAATACCCATGTATCTTTCTTCACAGTCCACGGAATATTCAGTCTTTTCGGTTCGAAGTATCTTTTTAAGCCTCTTTAAGGCATCCCTTTCCGAGTGTGCTGTTATGTAAACAGTCTCTGTGCTTAATGCGTATGTCTTTACAGGCTTCGAAAGAAAAATATATGCCTGCATATATGACTCCTTTTTGCTCGATCTTGCTTTGCGATACAGGAAATAAAAAACATCAAACAGGCGGGCCACTTCATCAGGAACAGTATTACAGAATTTTGTACAAGCAAAAGGTTCTGAATCATTCTTTATCTGTATTATCCTTCTAATATCCTTTTCAGCTATGTCCCTCTCTCTTTTATTTTTACCTTCTAGATAATCACATAGAGCATTCCATAGTTCACCAAAACTTGTAACCCATTTACTCTCATCCTGTTCTCCGTAATCTCTAATTAAACGCTCCCATTCTTCCTGAACAAGTTTACCGTGTTGGCAGAGGTCAAAACCACCCCACTTGTAATTCAAGAACTCTGATTTGATCTTAGATTTGCGATTTATCTTCATGATGCATTATTAATTAAATGATGCCTCAGAATTAGAATGGCATCTGCTGTTTTCAATGTGAGTCCCTTGGTTGAGGGAAAGAACTGCTTGGCGTGATTCATGAGCGCTTTCTTACGCTTGTTAGAGGTTAGTCCACTTAGCCCACTTAGTCCCTTCTGCCACTCCTGTGGACGCACCAGGACGAACGGGATCTCCGCCATCCTGAGTACGCCTTCCAAGAATCCGCATGATTTACCAAGCTTAAAACTAGTACTCGATGGAATCATCTTCCCGGCAAAGGGAGGAACATGCTCAACCACAGCCTCAATGCTTGTCACATCAGGATGATCTTTCAGGTCCTGCATATGCTCAACAAACTCGAAGTCTTCATCGAGGGTATGCAGAGCAATCTTATGCTGTCCTCCCCATGCAATGGCGTATCCGCCACTCTTGCCGGGATCTATGCCAATCGTAATCTTCATGCTTCTTCCTCCTCGTCTCCGCAATCTTCCTCGAAGTGCAGGATGAGATCAGGATCGCTCACATTATTAAGATCCTCTTTTCGCAAATGGGCGACCACTTGCTCAAGAGCCGCTTGCATGACCGTTACCGCACCGAATAGATCAGCCTTGGCTAATTTATCACTCGCCATGGCTAGTGCCTGTTTTGTGTTGTCCAGGTAATTCATGCCGCCTTTCCCTCCGAGTCGCGTCTCACCGCATTGGCAAAATCGGTAATGTCAATCGTCCGCCTATTGCCCACCGTGACGCTGTGTAGCTCATGCTCCTCGATGATCCGGTAAACATAGGTACGACTGACCCCAAACTTGTCCGCCAATTGCGAAATGTTTAGACGGTTATTCGTAATCTGCGAACCAAGATCCAAGGTTTCCACCATGTCGCTATACCCAGGCCATATGCCACTTGATTGGCAGGAGGCCCATAATTGGCACGCTCTTTCCATGTTGGAAAATTGCTTGTTTATATCGCTCTCCTTAATAGTGTAGGCCGCTGTAGCATAGGGTGCTGTCTTCTCCACCGCTATGAATACGAACTGCTTGGGTTTCTCTCCGAGTAATCGTAATGCGTGCATGTACCAACAGGCCTGAAATAAGTACCCAAACTGACGCACACTCTTGGTGAATCCACGATTGGATGCATCCTGCGTGCTTTTTAAATCAATCACCACACCCGCGCCGGGGATATACAAGTCAGGTCTTACCTTACACTTGGCACCTTCCATCTCGAAGTATCCCGTGCCTTCCACTACCTTATCAATATCCGCCATGTAGTGCCGAAGAACAGGATTTTCCAATGCACTTCCCGCCATCTCTAGAATCAGATCGTAATCCGCAGGAGCGAGCCATTGCTTATCCGGTTCACTCTTCTGCATAAGTTCAAACGATTCCTTGTAGTGCTTGGTGCGTGGACCCTGCCCGTCTATCTCATTGGGCTTTACCGCAAACTCGTCATCCAATTTTTCCGGTTCCAATGTAGCGGTATGAAATCCACTCCCTATGACCAGGGCAGGACTGCTCGGCTTACGATTATTCATATCGTGCCTCACTTTGGCGGGGCATGTGTTGATTAGACTCCACGCAGTCGAGCGAGATAACTCGCCCGACCCGTGGTACTCTGCGTTAGATATACCATCCTTTAGCATGATAAGCCTTTCAGTTGAGGATACTCGCCCTCGATGCCTTCAAGCATTGCACGGATCTCATGATCACATTCCCGCCATTGCTTTACCTTCTTCACCGCATGGGTCACATTCGTATGGACTCGATCAAACTTCTCAGCCACTTCCTCCTGTGTGTTACCCATCAGATGCGAATAGAACATCGCGATCTGACGAGCTAGTGCCACATTTTTGAAACGATTACGGGAATTGATCTCATCAACCGTGGTTCCCATGTAATCCGCCACTATCTTTTTTATGTCGCTAATCGCCATCAGAATGGGTCCTCCTCTTTTGCGTTATCTTCAGGCTCAGGAGTTGGCTCCGCAAATGGATCATCCCCGGTGAATAATGCTTCGAGGTTTATCTTCATCTCCTTCACCGCCGCATTGATCTCATCACTACGCTTCTTGTGCGGAGATGGAGTCATGGCATAAGATGTTTCCAAACCTTCGCCATTGCGTACAATCTTCAGGTCATACTTGCGTGGATCCCCCCAATCCTCATCCTTCGCAAGCGTGATTAACTCCTGGCGTAACTTTGCCTGAGTCAATTCAAGTATCTGTATACGCTCCTCCTCATAGTTGTATACGAGCATCGCCAGGAACTGCTTTGGCTTCTCATCAAAACTCATTGGCGCATCCTCTCCGATCTTCCAACGATGCGGTCTTCTTCCACCATCAGCGGAACCCGCCCAACCTAGCATACCCTGGATTACTCCACCATCATCGGAAGATCCGACTATACGAAAATGATTCGTACCTTGCGTTAATTTCATGTAATTACCGCCACCGCTCGAAGAGCTTTGCGGAACATCTTTTATGTTATCTAAGAATCCCATTATAATTTTGTATATTTTTAGTTGTTATTTTTTTGTTGTATTTGCATGTAGTTATGTGTTTTTATTGTCCACATGGGACGACAAATACTCACAAAGCCTGTATCTCTGAGGCTTTCACCTTCAGTCAGAGACAAAGTTAAAGCCGTTGCGGATAATACGAGCCTTATGCAGGCTCAGGTATATGATCTCTTACTTCAGGCCGCTTGTAAGGCGCTTGATGAGGGGACAGAAGATGATTCTCTTCCGCTCCCTCTCCATCTGAAGATGGTAAAAAAGTAAGTAGTTCTTTAATTAGAACCTCTATGCCCACCTTCGTGGGAGTTTCTGCTGTTATCGTAATTTCGTTCCCGCCTTCATGCTCCAAGCGAAGACCATCCATTACCGATGTGGTATGTATTGTAGTCATCTGTAGTTATTTTTTCTGTGGTTTTATAACGCATTGTTTCTTGGGCAAGAAATTTATGTCCTACTGAGTGCTAGAAACTCCGTTGGATCGTAGGCATTCCAACATACACACGGGAGGTAACCTCCACGCTTGAGTGACCGAGAGCTTTACTCGCCACAAAAGCATTATTCCCATTCTTCCTCATCACCCGGTGTCCGCAGTACTTTCGCAGGCGGTGTACGGGGCGATCATCCACCACCCCGCACTTCCGCCGTAGAAAAGATGGAAACTCGCGCGTAATGCGGTCCTCCTGAACAGGAACGATTAAATCATCGTTCGATGTTTTAAAGGAGTTGATAAGTTCCCACCACGATGGATCGCAGGGACGATCCTGGTATTCACCACCGCTTTTGGGACTGTGTATCCTTATCAGTTTATTTCCATCGAAATCTTCGTGTAGATCATCAAACCTTGCCCGTTGGATTTCACTACTACGAAGACCTAATCCGTACGCCAAAGCGTACATCAAATACATTGCGGGGTCGGACTCCTTGAGCGCTTCACATGCCTCGCGGATTTTATCCAACTCCTTACGATTCGCATCAAATGGCGTGACTTGCACGCCCTCCAAACTCAATGCGATCCAATTACTAAACCATGAGCAGTCGATTCCTAACTGCTTATAACGCTTTATCCACGCCTTACTGAATAAAGATCGTGCCTGACGCATCTCATTGGAACCACGATGTGCTACCCAATCATCGCAGATCGGAATGCCCGCTCCCGTTTTACTAGAAAATGCGGATATGTCTGCCTTAGCGGGATCGATTCCGTAATGTCTTAGGATCTGCTCCATGCGCAGGATATTATTTCCTTTTGTGCGCTCGTTCGCCTGTCGCTTTGCGACAAGCGTTTGCGTTCTGTATATTTCAAAGAAGTTAGAAATGGGCAAATGTTTCCGTACACCTTCGAAGCGAATAAATCCGTTGTCAGATAACATAGGGGTGGCGGATTGTGTAAAATCTTCGGATTCTTGTAAAGTGTACATGGCGTGGTTTCCCTTCTTTTTTTTCTTTCTATATGGTTTTTGCGTAATTATTTACGCTCCACGCCTCCAAGATCACTTGGTACCGGGCCGGGGACTCGAACCCCGAACCAATTGATTAAGAGTCAACGGACATAAAAATTTATGTCAATTGCTTCCAATCAAGCGCAAAGCATGTTGAGATTACAATCAGACGATTTATTTGTCGTCAAGCACTTTTCTGATTTTTCTAAAAAAAAGAACCGCCTCGGTTAAAAGACGGTCCTTGTAGAAAGAAAAGGTACTATGATATACCTTGTGATTAGATGCTATTCCTTACCTCGTAGTTTGTCAAGTCGCTGTTGCTTGATCTTCTCTTCTCCCGCTCCAAACCGCCAATAAATATCCTTACCAACCACAGGGATATACCGCACAAGCTCTTTACTCTGCTTCTTTAATGCTTCTTCTTTGTCATCTGCGGCAAGAACCTTAAATGCTTCATTAACTATAGGCATTGGTGGTGCTATTACTGCGGTAGCACCTCCGGTCAACCCATCACTCTTTGCCTTATAAATTGCGTACCTTGAGATACCGATCATCTGCATTGCCACATCCATCAATTCATCAGATATTTCTACAGGTCTGCCTAATATTAAATCCTTTGTGGCGTTGACTGCGGCTGTACCTCCACCAAATAGCATAGCGAACCTGGCGGCATTCTGTATTCCCTCTTTTGATGTCTCACGCTTGGCGAGCTTTTGCACAATATCCTCACGCATGACATCGAGTTGCTTCACAAAAAATGTCTTTAAGGAGTAGAATAATCTACCGCCTTTCATATTTAGATACTTCGCAGGCATCTCGGATAGCGTGATTGGTTGCGTCTTTGTAAGTCTACTGAAAAGAAAGTGCCTTACATTCTCATTTTGTGAGTCACCTCTACGGATCGCATCAATTAAATCATCGGTTTCATTCTCGAAGAATGGTTTATTTTCTTCGATGAATTTCTTGTATGCCTTGGAGTTCTTGTTACGCAGTTGTCCCTGTGCCTGACGAAATGCACCACGCAGATTGTTTTCCTTGAGGGCTATGTCTAAGTTTTTAAATCCTGTTACTTTGAACAGTTTATCCATCGCACCCTTTACAGCACCTGCATCCGTAAACTCACTTGCAATATCATTCAGACCAAACTCCTTTAGTTTTATCTTGGGACCAAACGGAGAGAGCGTATTTATTAAACCATTACGATACGAGTTTAACGCCAGGTCGCCCAACTGCGTAATAGTCGAATATGGATTTGCTATAGTTGAAGCATATATAACATTTCGTGCAATGTTTGTACCCTTACCGATCCTGGCCTCACCACCCTTAAACCTTGTGCTTACAAGTTTGGTAATCTCATCCTGCACTTTTCCATCTTCGATTCTTTCAATGTCCGTAAAAATACTTTTCGCAGTGGGGTCTTGAGATTTACCAAGGAATCTATTCTTATTTACATTGTAGGTAACATTATCGACATACTTCTGTAGCCCGCCAAGAAAGTCATCGTAATACTTTTGTGTATCATCAGTAATAGACGCAAGCACTCGCTCTTTCTGTAGTCCCATTTTACCGCTACCACGCAGATTGTTTCCTCCAAAGTAGTCTTGTATTATTTTTATTCTATCAGCAGAGGACAATGTATCCTTCATGTCTGCGTCACTTAAAGACCTCTTCATGCCTTCAGGAAGTTCATCCAACTTTTTCTTCTCAGCGGCTCGAAACATTTGCTCAAGTTGTGATCTCGGTTCTTGCCCAAGTGACTTCATAAAACCATCATGATCTTTCATGACGCGGGGTATGTAGTCCTCGCGATACTCAATCTCTATGCCATTATCATTCGCCAATTTATGAAGATCATCCAAGCCCTTCCTCACAGCGAGGAAGTTCGCCTTTATCCCGTCCATACCCTTACGCTTCTGAACCTTACTAAGCATATCAAACGCCTTTTCCATAGAGTCAGGATTACTTGTTAGGCGCTGAAATTTCTTCTGCTCATCCTTGGAAAGCTTTTTAAATTGATCTGCGAATGGTTGCATTTGATCCACAAAGTTCTGCTTGAGCATGAGGTTGTCCAACTCGAACTTATCCATGCGACTTGCAACAAATGGATCTAATTCTTTTATCTTTGATTTGATTGGACGGATAATCGGGTCAGCCTTCTCCAATCCTTTCTCAATCACGCTAAAGGTTTTATTTACTGCGGGTACTAGCGTCTTATCTGCAACCTTCAATAATGCTTTTCCACCTCCAAATCCTGCAAGTCCTTCGCCCAAATTCTTCATCTTACCCATAAATACGCTTTCACCCTCTTTCTTTTGGAGAGGACCCATACCAATTGCGTCAGACAAACCTTTCTCGTCTGCGGATAATGCGATAAATTCTGTGAGTGCCGCACCCACGGGTAGCTTTACTGCCTTGGGTACACTACTAAGCGCCTGTGCGACCTTTGGTGCTTTTGATGCAACATTTAAGGCGGCGCCTACAGGAGCTAACTGCGCCCCTACCCTGGCGACATCTCTAACTGTAGACTCCTGGAACTCCTTTTGTGATACCCCGTGCATTGCGCCCATCGCATCACGAAAGAGATTAGGTTTCTCTGAGGCTAATGGGTTATCAATATCTGCTCCAAATAACTCACCTACTGATGACACAAGTTCTCCGGTCCCTTCCGCTCCGCCAAATAATGCATTGAATTTAAACTTGTTAAACTCGTACAGCATAGACTCGTACCACGGTGCCTCGTCTATCTTTTCTTTGAGGTCCGGGGATACGGTTTGTTCTATTTGTGGGGCAGAAGACAAAGGTACACCACCAAATCTACTTGCCTGTCCACCAATTCTCTGCGGCAACTCTGATTTAACGGGTACGCCCCCAAACTTAGAGGTATTCTCTTTAATCCCTCCAAACTTACTCGTCATGGTTTCTTGTACTCAACCCCGTTTTCTATAAATATCGCACCACTTGGTAAGGCATCAAATTCTTCCTGTGTTGTTATTGTAGGTTTTGCCTCAACACTTTCTTTTTGATTTGGAACTGTGGTAGATATGTCATCCTTAACTTTTGGACGCATACCTAGAATGGTTATTGCTTGCTCCATCATTGGATCTTTTTGTCCGCCACCATAACCGACCATATTGCTTTTGCCCTTAAAGGTATATGACTTAGAGTCCTCATCGTAGTCATAATTATCCTCTAAATAAACCTTCATAGCCGCAGGGTCTACACCGCGAATAATTGCTTCTTCAATAGACTTCTTACTTATAGAGTCATTCAGAGGTTGCAAACTGCTACCTGTCCAAACAAAGCTTACCTTATTGCCTGATATACCCTCAACATCAACTCTCTGTCCTGGCGTATAAGTTTCACTATTCTGTTCAGCTTTTGATTTAGCGTCATAGTATTCTGTTTGCGCTCTTGTTAATTCAGCATCTGCGATTTTGTCCGCATACTCAGCACTTGCGATACTATCTGCATAATTTGCTCTAGCTTTTGATACTTGTGCGTCTGATACAGCTTTGCTTATAGTCGGATCTTTTAGAGCTTTCTGCATACTGAAATTCAACTCGTCTACTCTTCTTTTGAGCATCGCGTTCTCCTGCATTGTCCTACCCGCAAGCAATCCGTTTGCACGCTCCAGGTCAGCTATACTCGCGTCTCCGCTTTGAACCTTCTGAAAAAGTGCCATGTTTTTCTTATCACTTGTTTCGTCTCCGGACATTGTGAGTTGCTGAACTATACTTGGATCTGCGGATAACTGCCCTTGTAGATTTGACTCAAGCTGATTACGCTTCTCCCTATTAAGCTGATACTGATCGATTATTCCACCGACAGTCTGCCCCATTCTTTCACCGACTCTCGCCTGTGCTTCGCCTGCTCTCTGAAAGGCTGAGAAGTCCATCCGTCCCAAGCCCGCTTGTACTGTATCTCCTATCGCCATTTTGTTTTCTCCTTACGGTGCAAAAAATCCTGTACCACCTGTGGCCATGCCGCCTAGTATCGATCCTGCGGCTCCCAATAATCCACCTGCCATTCCGCCTGCCGCTTGTTCGCGAGCCGCATAAGTGTTCGCCATGTAGTTCGCACGATTAGCCGCATCCTGCATTCCGATATTCACACCCGCATCAGGATTGATCCTGGTTGACTGCTCCTGTGGTATTCCGAATAAAGCCGCCCTTGCTCCATATCCTTGTTGGGTGTAATCACCACCACCACGGAGCATCATCAATGGGTCTGCTGAAGTGGCCTGGTTACCTCGCATTGCATACCCGCCAAACTTCATCGCATCGTCTCGATTTTCGCGAAGGATGTCACGCAGATAGTCTTCCCGACTCATCGCTTCAGCCGCAATCGCCGCATTGTCCATGTCCCTACCGCGAGCCACCAATGACTCCCTGGCGGATTGAGTCGCCCTGCGTCTCATCTCAGGAGATAAGTCCTGCATCTGTGCTTCCTGAAATGCCTGGTCGGCCAACTGATTTGCCTGCTCCACGCGAGCCTGCATAAGCGGATCGGATGAACGAACTGCCTGTGTCATGCCAGGACCGAATCTATCTATTAAAGATATATCAGTACCTGCCTGACGCTCGGCCATCTGACCGCCAAACTCCTGTGCGCGCATGGCCTGCTGTTCTGCAAGCTGTGCCATCGGATCAGCGGCTCGCTGGGCGAGGCTTAACTGTAAATCCTGATACTGAGGATCGTAGGTCTGACGAGTCTCTAAGAGTTTACCCTGTAAAGCGGGGTCTGCCATTGCGGATACATAATCGCGAGCAGATTTTCCGACATCAAGTTTTGGTAACTTGGGTGGTTCTTTACCTCCACCAAAGAGCTTCTGTAAGAAATAAGATGGAACGCCCGAACTGTTCACAGGCTCACCTGCCCCACCCACATCCTTCAGCATCTTTGCTTCTGCTGAATTGATGTAGGCGAGTGACTCACCTTCGGGAGCATTCTCATTTAAAAGCCGAGCGGCCTGTGCCAATGGATCTTTTGTTTTATTTTTCATCATGGCGATTAAGTCTTAATAATATAATTTAAAATGATTGTTGGTTGCACATTGTTGTGGGCTGATCCCCCACCTGTTGAAGAAGTCGAGCCTGAACCTGAACTAACATTATTTGTGTTACCTCCTGAAGTTCCGAAATCATCTTCTGATGCTGAGTCAATAATAAGTCCATGTGTATGACTAGGTATTTCGGATGTTGTGAGGGTATGTGTTTGAGAACCACCTGTAGCTCCAAGCGTATCACCATCTAAGCCTCCTGATAGACCTGTTAATCGATCTGCGGAAGATCCTCCCATGTCATCCTGACCTGCAATTACTCGGCCTCTTAGGTCAGGCTTATTGAATGTAGTTGAACCATCTCCTGAACCATAAGTAGTCCCTATGACTTCAAATAAGTCTGCATACTCTGTGCGAGAGATTGGAGTATTATCACAGAATAACCAATCATCATTAGGTAGAGCAGTACCTGCAAATGGCATGACTGTACCTGTAGGCATGAGTGACGAAATCGCTGAGGGAGCAAGCTTCGAAGATGTCACTGCCTGATCCTTAATATGATTAGTCGTGACTGCACGATTGGCATCAACAGATGCGTGACTAAGTAGTTCGTTACTACCGATACCATTGGGTTTAACCTTTAGCTTACCATCCCCTTCACTTACACCATAGGTGGCGTTATTTACGATAATAGTTGCACCATCAGCCGGGTCACTGAATGTCGCCAAATCAGCGATATCCATCAGCTTTTGAGCGGTGACCTGATCACCTGATGAAAAAGTTTGTCCTGTCGTTAAGATTGCCATTGTTATTTCCTCTATTGAACTGAAGTGGTTGATCGATCTGAAATCCTAGCATCTACCCGTGTTGCACGAACATAGGGTCTGCCATTGGTTGGCTGAAAGTCTGCCTGTATACCAAAGCCTCTTTTATTAACTCGAAGTCGAACAGATGTATCTTCTGCGGCATCTAGTTCATTACCGAGTAGTGATGATAAAGTGTTTGTCTCGCTTACTGAGTCAGGGTCTTCTGCGATAAACTGTATGTTTCCATCCGATGGATTTTCATCGCTTGATTTTAACTGTAATTCTGCCCGACTAAATGTCTTACGATCTAGGGAGTCGGCATCGTATTGACGAGTAGTCAGTTGGCTAATCACTCTATGACCCGGTTCGTTGGAAAGTTCCTGACCGACTTGTTCTAAGACAAAATCATTGCCCTCTAGTGCATCCACTTTATGGACTCCACCTTCCTCAGTAGTTAAGTAAAGAGCATTCTGTGAACCTTCCCGTGCTACTAACAAATCGCGTATTGCGAAATCTTCAGAATCAACAGTGTCAATGCTTTCAAAGCCTTGGTTAATGAAGTTATAAACCAAAATAGTATTCAGCTTATTACCATCACCTATGCCTACGCTTGAATCTAATGGAAGTGCCAACCAATAGCGGTTATTAAAATAAACGCCAACTGACAGGTGGGCAAAGTCCTGATTGATGCGGTCGATGAAAGGCTGAATCGTTTCTGAGATCGGAGTACCTGTACCTCGCAAGTTATACTCATCTATAAAGTCCACACTGTATACCCCTTGGTCAGATAGAAATAAAATCTGATTAGCCACCTGAACAATAGATTTACGGGCAGATGCTCCGACCTCGTCCGTGACCATTGTGGTTTTTACATCGGCAAGAGATCCACTCACACCTGTCATCAGATGAATAGATTTACGATTGAAAACGACTACCGAATCCTGTGTGAAACCTTTAATCCCTACTATAAAATCGCTCTTACCTGATGATATACGAAATTGGTTTCCGATCTCGTCAAATGTATCAGAGTCTAAGATATCCGAGGCCACTAGCTCGTCCCTGATTCCTCTATCCGTTGGGGCGGTTGCTGATGTATATTGATACGGAACCCATAGCCTACGCTGATGAAATTCGCCAAAGGGAGCCGCAGGCTGATGGATAAATCCTTTGCCTATAGCGAGTGGCCTTGTAAGCGTGACAGAGTGGGAGGTATTATCTTCTACGGGTAAATTAAATGTAAATTGATTAACTGTTGGCACTGTAGTTACCCGAACCTCTCGACCTATATATAAATCAAATGGTGACTGTCCGTCCTGGATAACCAATGAATCACCTACCGATAAACCATGATTTGCCACATCCATCGTTACCACTCCGTCAGACGAAACAGCAGAAGTATCTGTGAGGTATTGATTGGTAGTATATGCACCATTCGCCACCTTGGCGAAGTCCTCAAAGTATTCCACCTGTGCGCCACTGACATTAAATTCTTTCGTCTGTGACTGAGTCATGGTGACCGTCAACTGCGTGGAGGATGGAACAGTTGCCACTTGATAACAGTCGTTTGGATTATACTCCCAATTACCCAATCGTGTAAGCGTGACAAAGTCACCGACTAATCGATTATGATTGGACTCAGTGGTAACTGTAATTGTCTGCCCCGACTGAGTTGCTTCCGAAATCTGCACTCTGTTTAGAACAGGACTCGCAGATAGGGTGGTCTTACGAGTTCTAAAGATAAACATCTTATCAAAGCCCTGAGTTATTCCACATGGTGCATCCACTGTCTCCCCACCTTGCTCGTATCTACACTTATATAGCTTTGAATCTTTAAGCCTTACAATTATGCATAGATTATTCGATGCTGAGAAAATAAAGTCATCATTCTCTGAGGTAGCATCACTAAATACTGCTGATCCATAAACTGCATTTACCGCATCATCGTTGAGGCTAAAGTTTTCTGTGGTGGATGCGACTGATGTATCTCCGACATTTGGACTCTTAACAGTGAAAGTAGTATCTGCCCCTGTGTCGTCAAAAGTTATTGTTTTGGCAGATGTGTTAATTGCTGTGATTGTATGACTACCATTGATTGATGCATCAATGTCATCCACATGAACAGTGCCTCCGACCACAAACTCTGAAGCAGGTGTGTCCTGTAGCGTAAGAGTTACCACATCCGTAGCCCTAGATGCCGCAGTAACCACATAGTTAATAGTCGTTGTGATGGAATTTCCCATCGAGGCGACTGATGTTCTACCGAGGGGATTATACGAGATCCAAGTCTCAGTCATGCCAGACCAATTAATATCTATATCGCCCCATCTCTGTGATGAGCCTACTGTTGTAAATACCTCATTAGTACCTGACGATGCATAGGTGATTGTGCGTGTATTGAAGTTAACCGAGGCTAAAGCAAATGTGCCATTTGGATCATTTCCTGTGAAGTTTAACCCATCAATCGTGATGTTATCACCAACGATGAAAGACAGGCTAGGGGTTTCGTCCAAGACTGCGGTGACTACATTGGATGACCGAGATGCGGACAAAATTATATAGGGTAAGCGGATTGCATCCTCGCCTGTGGTAATCGATCCAAACAGAGTCGATAATCCCTTGCGTGGTTGCCATGTGCCGTCATCATTCATGCGACCATTCTTCGATAGAGCTACCTCACCAGGTTTCAATTGATTAGGTCGCAGACGCGCATTCATCCGCAGAAAGAAGGTGTCTCCTTCTGTCACGAATGGATCGTCTAGTTTGCCGTATGACCTGTATCTGCTCATGTGACAATAGTTACATCGTTAATTCTTGCACCAACATGGTAAAGGGACACATCGACATACAGATCGTTTCCGTTGGTTAGCGTTGGTTCGGTGTAAAAGGTTACATAGTCTTGCCCTACTTCTTCTACTGCCTCGAATCTTACACCACGAAGCCCTTGACTATGATACCCTTTAGCATTGCCATCTAAGTCTTTTAAATAAAGTGCTTGGTCGGATGCTCTAACAGTATAAACCTCGTACAACTCACCTATAGTAAGAGTCCCTGATCCGTCTAATGAAATTACAAGAGGTCTAGATGCTGAGAGATAGTTGTAATTACTACCTGAAGCTGTTTCAAAAACAAAGTTTGGATTCTGACCATAAACAGTTTCTTTGCGTTGATACTTTATTTCGTTGGTAGATGCGTAATGTCGTATTCTGAACCAATCACCGGGTGTCACGCTTTTAGTGCCTATAGTATTGGTTGTGCTATCAATTTCTAAGTAAGGCGAATCTACATTAAAATCTATATCGCTGTACTTTAGTCCTACCCTGACGCTGTCAGAACTCCATTGAAACTGTACATATCCGTCTGAGTTACCATCTATCTTTTGTACTGAAGAAGCTCCTGCATTGAATCCGTTTGTACCGCTTATCTTTTCTAAACCACCTCCGGCATATGCTTGTACAGAACCGCCTGAGATTGCGCCTTGAAACACAGAAATGCTTGATATTGAACGCGTTCCGTGTAGCGTATCTAAGCGTATTCCTGCCATTGCGTGATCAGCAACAGTATATTCAACAAAGCCGGTTGAAGGGGGTATCTGCACAACATTACCGTGTATATTACCGTCTGCTTTAACGAGCCTGAAACCCGCATTACCTGTGTTCGTATCGTAGCGTTCTACCTTAACAATAATCTTTGTGCCGATAGCTAACGGGCTACTGAACATCTGTTGTATTGCTACAGCGCCGTTTACACCGTCAACACGCCCAAGCGCTAATTGATCGGCGTCCAAGGTTCCGTTTTGTAATACCCAATTCGTGGGAACGCCGCCTGTAACGCTACTAAAATCGCCGTTGGTAATCTTCTCACCACTTAGGTTTATCTCCGTAAGATTCGTCCAACTGACGGGATTACTAATTCCTTGGATGCCTAAAGTCTCTAGTGATGTTACACGGGTCGCTAGATTACCAAGACTAACTCGAACATTACCTAGGCTTACCTGACTCGCAAGCAACGCCATATCCGACTCCATCGTGGAAATCTTCGTGTCCTTCTGATTCTTGTCGGTTTCTAGTGTGGCTACCCTGTTATCTTTATCGTTTTTATCAGACTCTAAGTTAGCAATCTTGGTATCCTTTACTGCCTTGTCATCTTCTAGGGTTACTATCCTAGTTTCCTTGAGATCCAAGGATGTTTTGACATTTCCCAATGATACGCGAGTTCCATAATCTTCTCTATTATCTGATGAGATTGTGCCAAAGCCGGTTAACCGGCACATGGTGAAACCGCCTGTCTTAATATCTTTTAACGCAACAGTCTTCACTTCTTTATCTCCTGCCAAAGTTTTAGGGACATATAAACCAAGGTCACTAGTCCAACCGCGATTCCAATTACCGAGTCAAATGCAGACAGACCGAAGGTGGCCGCTGTGCCTGACATTCCTAAGACTGACACTCGATCAATCATCATTTAAATAGGCAGTCCAAAACTATGATACCTATTATCAAGCATACAAATACAGTAACCATCTTTCCCCTCTTAGAGAGTGTTTCGAATTTCTTTTTTAGTAAGATTAAGTTTTTCATTTCTGATCAGAAGGTCGAGGGAAGGGAGGTCGAGTGGTGGATCGAGTGACTTCTGTTTTGGCACATCTTTTCGCCACAAAAATAGGAATTGCCAGGTAACATCCTAGAATGACTGCCGCTCCGATTAGGATTCTTTTTATGTAGGAAGTAAATTCAGCGAATCCGCTCTGATGCTCGGCCATGCCTTGAGCTACCAGGGCAGATACATCGCCATGAGTCAAAGCCTCAATCGTTTCCTCGGCCTCTACGAGTGCATCTGCATTTTTTAAGGCTTCCCCGCTTACAGCACCGATGCCAGCACCGAGTGCCGCACCGCCTGGTCCCGCAAGACTTCCTGCACCACCGCCTGCAATTGCCCCTAATGTCGGATATGTCGAACGAAGCGAACATCCAACTAGTAGAGTAAGTGCCAAGAGTGCATAGATCATTAATGAAAATCTACCCATGCTCCGTTTGCTCTACCTTGGAACTTATTAGTGGTCGTGTTGTAAATCATTTCACCATCGGTCGGTGAGGATATTGCAATTCTATCCGTAGTAGTCATCCTCGGTATAATTACCCCACCTGTGGTGGATGCTACTTCGAGGGGGGCTGATGGGGAGGTTGTATTAATTCCGACTCGGCCTTTAAAGTCAATGCGCATTGCTTCAGACGGTGGCGTGGAACCCGATGCAGAACCGTGAATAAAAAACGCCATACCAAGCTCGTCTGAATCAGTTCCTGTTTGTACAGACTTTATTTTTGTTACTCCGTCTACTCCTTCAGCACCCTTGCCTAAATATAAGGTTGAGTCAGTGCCGTTATCTATTAAGATGTCACCGATTACAGAGAGTTTTTCAGCAGGAATCGCTGTACCAATACCGCAATTCCCATCGGAGTCGATGCGCATTTTTTCAGAAGCAACACCCGTTCCTCCAATTCTAGCACTTATAAATGGATCAGTTCCGACATCTGTAATATCTGCCGCTAACAGCAGACCCCCTACATTGTCCGTATCTGCCCAAACTTGAGATACTGTATCTGTCGTAGGTGTAGTATCTGTCAGCCTTATCGCAGGAGTACCATCTGAAATATGCAATGAAGCTTGGGGACTCGCTGTCCCCACCCCTATCTTTGATTCAGATATGGATAGGGCTGAAGGTGTGCCTTCCCCATCCGATATATACTTCGCATTGCTATCTACTCCGTTTGTGTAATCGCCTACTTGGAGCAAGCCCTTGTAGGTATCTGCGGGTGTTTGGTTTTGTAAGTCGCTCATAATTATTAAGGATTCGCGTTAGGGTCTGTCCACTCCTCGCCTGCTAGAATCTCAAGCATCTCGGAATGCGTGTATGCGGTTTTGCCTTCTAGGAACGATGGCGTGTCACCCTCGAACTTTACGAAAGTCTTAGTACCCGCAGGACTCACATTATATCTAAGCGTATCTGCCGAGGTTTCTAGGACTTGGTTAAAATCAACGGAACTTACTTCCGATGCGTCAATTATTACATAGTTTCTCATAGTTATTAAGATGGCACTGAGGTTGAAAAGGTTGGTCCGTTCCTTAAATGAGCATCTTCACCACCTAGCTCATCGCTAATTGTTGTTCCTGTACCTCCGTCAGAATCACCCATTCTCCAGTGACCCGCCAAAGTAGCGTACCCTGATAAATTACCTGGCACTCCGTTATTGTAGATGTTGCTTATATCAGATGCCGACAAGGCACTATTGAAGGTAGCAATTTCATCGTAGTTCGCATTACATGATGGCCCCCAAGTTGAGTAGCCTGTTGGCGTGAAACTATTACCCGTGACTGTAGCTGACAGATCGTCTGATGCAGATTTAACATACGAGGTGTGGCTAGTTCCATCACAAGATAAAGCTAGGAAATACCAAGTACCAGCAGTAATAGTGTGTATGTGATGCTTGTTCGTGCCTGATGAGTAAAAGCGGAATCCATCTGTTCTTGTGCGTATTTGTATCTTAGAATTGTAGAAGAAGTTTACTCTATGAGGAATTGAACCTGTGATCTTCATCCAAAAACAAATGGTATGCGAAGTTCCTGTGATACCTAATATGTTGCCACTACCTTGTAGATTACCAAAAGGATCAACGCCTATTGCAATATTATCGTTAGTTCCGTCTGTTTCTACGCTGTAGGTGTTACTAAATGCACCACCACCACCACCGCCACCAGGCACTGCGGATATAGCCGATGCTCCAAAACTTGGAAGTATGAAAGTCATCGGACTTAGGAAGCTGTATCGCCCGCTAGAACGAATGAATCTGCCACGCAACTGATCAAGCCTGTTACTGCGTACTGCCCTGCGGTCTTTGTGTGCGATGACTGATTATAGAAAGTTCCTGAGAAGGTAATTTGCCCTGCTCCGTATTGTATGACAGTACAGTTAAAGCCTTCGCCTAATCCGCTTGGCAGGGTAAGCGTAATTGCAGATCCGTTGGTGAACTTAATCACCTTCCCATTGTCTCCCGCTACTAGCGTGTAGGTGGTTCCTGTCTGCTCGTTGATCGATGCGTCAAAGTCTTCGAGCTTGTTACCGCCCAGGTCAACCGTACCGCTTGATACCGCGATTACATTTGTGTCGGCTGTACCTACAGTCTTGGTAGCCGCATCACCTAAACCAAGATTGGTGCGGGATGTTGCGGCACTAGATACATCGCTCAAGTTGTTGCTTGCGACTAGGTCACCCTGGGGGGCAAGTGCCATTAGGTTAGTGACGGTTACCTTTTTGGTGGTTGCGGTGCCTGCAACATCATCCACGATGGGCAAGATATCGGCACCCGCCGGGGTGCTTAGATCAGAGAGTTGAGTGATTTTAAGATTAGCCATGATATTATTCGGTTAAGATTGCTTCGTTTAATTCGGTTCGTAAGACCTCATCGGCCTCAGTTGTTAGAAAAGGTGGTAGTTCAAACTCTATGTAATTTCCGTTTTCAGTAATAATGAATCTACCATTCTCGGTTCTTAATACGCCATCAGGCGCGGGTACGCCACTTGTCGTAAATGGACGAGGCGTGCCAACATTAAGATCGAGCGAAAGTGCCATTATACATTATAGGCGATTACCGCACCGCTACTCAGAGTGATTCCGGTTATGCCTCCGTAGATCGCGGTGTTTGCGGATAGTGTGGTATTGTCCTGGGACGCGGTAATATCACTTAGGTTCTCCACATTACTCGTAATGCTGTCGATAACCGTATCCTCAGTCGCCACGATAGCGAACCAATTGCCTGTGTTTGCGGAGGTGTCATTGATGTACTTCCCTCCGTTTAGTCCTAATCCTCTGTATTCTGATGCCATGATTAAATATTTTTTAGTGTGTTGCGTATGTTGTGAATTGCATGAAATTGTTTTGCCCTTGCTGGCGTTGCGCTCGATCTATCTGTAAAAGTAGATACTCTTCAGCCCTACTCTCTTCTCTGATCGCTGCTTCTGTTTGCCCGTCACCTCGTAGAAAATCGCTTAGACATCCGGCTGATAAGTAATTCGCAAGGAACTCAGGAATGTTTTGCTCGTCAGGACTATCAGGTCCATAGGTTGGGCGAACTACTGTTCCAATGATAAATACAGAATCTACTGCACTATTGACAGGAAGTATCAGGTATCCGTCAACCAACTCAAAACCTAAAGAAACTGCCATTTGATTTGTGTATGGGTTTTTATTCCATACTTGTCTTATATCAATAAGATCCAGGTCGTTATCAATTTGTACAGCTTTGTTTGCAGGAGGACTTGTTGTTACTCCAACACTCCTCTCCACCACTTTAAGCAGTTCAGGCCATTCGCATCTAGTCCAGGCAGATTGCGCTCTACTGTTAATAGATTCTTTTAGAAAAAACTCGTCTACACTTGTGAGGGATGGCAGACCCGCCGCCATCTGAAAGCGTTTTTTTATTGAGTCATATGTTGTAGTCCGTGCCATTATTGGACATTGGCTATAGTAGGCGTAATCGGTTGACCTCCCGCCTGGATATTATGCCTGTTAAATTGCGAAGGTGTGCGGTATTGTAAAATGTCATTGCGATATTGGCGTGACTGTTCTCGCACTAAATCGATCTCTTGTCTTAGCATTGCTTCAGCGTTTTGTTCCTCTGCAAATGCTTTCTCTGTCTGTCCATCGCCACGCAAAAATCCCGCATATGCGGAGTGAGCTAGGTAGTCGAAAAAGAAGTTCGGGATATTCTGTTCATCTCCTACATCGTCACCATAGTAACCACTTGTCGCTGAACCTGAGTTTATCTCTCCTCGTAAATCCTTACGATAAGTAACAAAAACATTTACTCCATTGAGAGTCGTAGGCTCGATAATCTTTACAGATGGATATCCTCCTGAGTCCATCTCAGTTAAAAAAGTGTATTCGTCAGGATAACGATTAGTAGTAGGATCTTCCTTATGTATACGAAAAACAACATTCGCATCATTCGCTAATTTATTACTAGCACCATATACTCGTAAGGTATTTGCATCACTTGTTACCACTGCCACACTTTCACCAACTACAGTAAACTGTGGCCAAGGGTATCTCTCATGGGCTATACGAGCCGCACGATTTACGAGATCTCTAAGGAAACTAGCATCTGTTGCCTGTAATGCATCGAGTCCCGCTAATGCACGAAATCTAGATTTCAATTCTGAATAGAGTGCGGTGGCGTAGTTTGGCATAATATGAAATTGTCTAAGTTCTACTTACCTCATGCGGTTTTAAAACTTGGTCCGCTAAAGGATTTCTTGGTTAAGGACTCAGCCTTGAAGGATGGGTTGTCGCGAAGGTACTCTTTGATAAAGCTCTTATCGCCCCAACATCCTGGCTTAAATTGATGCCAACGAAAATAATCGCGGGCAGGGATGGATGCTTTTAATTGTCCAAGCCCATCTGCTTTGGCGGAACCCATCTCGCGGTTCTCCTTGCGACATTGTGCTTCACGCATAGCTAACTGTGATTTTTCCAGGTCTACCTCGTAACGAAGATAACGGTCGAGGTTCTTCATAAACTGCGATCCGTTTCCGCTTTTCCAACTTGGTAAGAATATTTCCGCCATTTTTAGTAAAGGTTAGAGGGAGGTCCGCATCGCGAACCCCCCTCCGTTAAAAACCCGATTAATTAAAATATCCGTGTGCTTTTGGGCTATAGCAGGCAAGGCCAGCTACGAGATCTGCGAAACCTCTGCGACCTCCGCCACGATTCTCAAGCTCAGATGTAGACTCAGCTTTAAGCATGTGGATACCTACATACTCAGGATCGATAAGAAGTCCTGCGTCTGCATCAACAGTTGCTGAACCACTCGTCCTGTTAATAAAGGTCGAAGGCACTATCGCTACATTTCCGAAGTCTCCTTCGTAAAAATTGACCGATAAGGTTATTTTCTTACTCTCAGCAGGTTGAGTGATTTGGTAATTTAATGCAGTTGTGGAACCTTCCTGACGAGCGAAGTTTGAGATTTCGCGTTTCAGTCCAGGACCCGCAATCAAGGTGAGTTGTCCACCAGGCATTCCGTTGGCTTCGTAAAGCTCTTGGAGTACGCTATTGAAAGTAGACTCGGTCTGAGTTCCGGTTGTGTCGTTAGCGACATTTTGGAAAGCACTTGGTACATCAGCAGGCTGACCACCAACTCCTAACCATTTGAGCATACCGCGAGTTTTGTATGGATTGGTTCCATCGTCAGCATCACGGTCTTGTGCGGAACAAACAGCAGATTCAAGATCTCTTTTTAATTCCCGTACCGCATGGCTTTCGGCGTTAGCGTACTCAGATGCGACACCCGCTGTATCAACGATTTCCTGAAGGTCGGAAACTGCGTAAGTTCTACGAAGCTTTTGTACATAGTTACCAAGCTTTGCACGGTTAGCGGCTTTGTCATCAAAAGATGATGCGTCCTCGCCCTCAAGTACTCCGGCAAATGAAGGAGTGCTAAGGTCGTCTGCCTGCCATTCAAAGAATGTTCCTGTTGCGTTTGCTTTCTTAGCCATTGATACCAACGGTGTAGACTCGGGGGTCAGCAATGTGATAATTTCAGAGAGGTCTTCCCTGTTTCCGGCTACTGAATATGTTTTTGTAGATGCCATTTTTTATTAATTCCTTTTAAGTTTTAGATAAGATTGATAGTCCGCCATAGATCCGGATTCTTCGTACTTTTTGTATGCCGCCTCCACAGCCTTCAGTTTTTGCGCTTGTGGAGTCTTTGCCCTTGCCGCTCCTGCCTCCGTGGATGCCACGGGTGCTTTTGGCTTGGGGGCGGGTTTAGACTTTTGTGTGGCCCGTTCGTTTACCGCATTCATGCCCACTACCATAGCGGCAAGAGCAAAGTTAGAGTTTGGTAAATGTTCGACCAATGGTTTGTAAAGCGGTGACTGCTTTACATCCATAAACAACTTGTAGTCTGCACTCTCAGGATCTCCTAAAAAGTCAAAGGTTTTGATTGCCTGTTCGTCAGCGTGATTACGCTCTTCAATCCACTTCTGACGGGCCGGCGCATCCTTGCGAATTATTTTCTTCGCATTGGATCTTATCCTTTTTAAGTCATTCTTAGAGTAAGTCTTATCGCCATCCTTTAAGATATACTCATTTCCATCGTCATCGTACTGCACCTCATTATCAAGTCCATCCTCTGCCCACTCAATTAAAGTGTTTAGGTTCTCGACTTCTTTCGTAAGTGCATTCTCATCACTGACATTATGTAATGCATTATCTTTAAGGAACTCAGGTTTATCACTTACTTGTTCCTGCTGGGCTTGCTCGGCCTTCGCCTGCAATGCTTCATTTTCTGCAAGTAATGCTTTCTTCTGAGCGGTAAGTCTTCCAAACCGTTTGACCGCAGATGCATTCAGGGCCTTGGCTAGGTCGCGACTTTCCTCCTCTGACAAGTTGTCCAAGTCTATTCCGTACTGTGAAAGAACACTTTCCGAAGATTGTGGGGACGGCACATTTTCTGTTTCATCCGTTTCTTCGGCGGTAGGTTCCTCGGTAGCTTCCGCAACTTCCGCAGTTTCTTCAGCGGGTGCCTCTGCTTCCTCGGTTGGAGCTTCAGGTTCCGCATCGTTAGCTTGTTTTCTTTGAAGCAATTGCTCCGCAAATTCTGCCATCGAGACATTCCCGTCTGCTTTCGTTTCTGTTTCCACGGAATTTTCAGAGGACTCCGAGACAACCTCTTCGGTTAATGTTTCCATAATAATCAAGGCAGTAGCCTAGTGTAGCAAAATGTAGTATATTGTCTTGACAATGGCAATAAAAAACCCCCTGCGCCACCCCTAGCGCAGAGGGTAACTCACGATTGGGAACGAGCTAAAGCTTGTAGAAAATGTCCAATTCCTCGTCTATCGCTTCGAGCTTCCCTGTGATGTAAAAGTGTCTGTTTGTGTCCGCAATGCTCTCAGGAGCCTGCAACGCCCGGATAGTTTCTTCACGCATACTTTCACGCATCTCAATATATCGCTTGAAGTGGGGGTCGTTTTTGAGAGCGGACAGCGCTCTAATTGCATCTTCATGATTAATTTCGTGATTCGTTTTGCTCATTTAAAATTGTCGTAAATAATATTTAGGATCGCAAACATGGTGTCTAGGATCACATCTCGTTCGATGAAGAACATCGCGAGCAGTACAATCCAATAGATTTCCTTCTGCAAATGAGACATCTTCTCATGCTCTTCTTCTCACGGGTTTTACGCGCCTGCCCATTCCTACTTTTCGCTTTTCCGCTTTCTTGCGGGCAAGCTGACTCTTGGACATTTCGCTTTTTGTTTTTGGGGTTTTCTTAGAAACTCTTTTGGTTGGACGGCAATATTCGTTCTTACCGCCCTGTCCGCATGGTTTACCTGTGCGGGTATCTTTCCATTTTTCGTCCTTCCATCTTTTGAGGGATGCACCTTTGGCGGACTTCTTTACCTGACCTTTTGATTTGCGACACTTCGCAATTTGTTGGGACGCACGGGCAGACGGGAATACTTTTACCCGTGCCTTTACTTTCTTATAGCATGCGTCCTTTGGCATCTAGCAGTTCCACATTTTTCGTGACCAATAATTAGCACTTAATTTAGTACTTTTGCCTTTAATGCCACCACTCCTTGCGCAATAGCTTTTTTTGCGAGCAGGATTGTTTTTCTTAATACTAAGATTAGCATCCCCAAAACGGATGGTTTTTTTCTTACCGCCCTCAGATGCTAAGACTACAAACTTCTTCTTGCCGTAGCCTGGCTCGCCTTTGCGGATTCGTCTTGGCGAATTAACTTTAGTTGGTTTACCGCTTGCCACGCTTTTTGACCATCTTCTTCCCGGTCTTCTTCGCATAAGCCTTAGCCGCCGCTTTACCCTTTGTGCCGTAACCGAATTTTTTCTTACCTACCATTGGCATAATATATGTCCCTTTCTATGCCGCTTCTGACTGAGCGGTTTGTCCGAATTGCGTGGGAGCCGCACCGAGTCTGCCAATCACAGCGTTTTGTTTCTGCGTGATCTGCATTTGACGCTGTTGCATGTAATTCTGAATACGCTCCTGCATTGCCGGATCTTGTTGTGCTTTCTGTTGGATATCAGGTTGTGATAACCATTCTTGAAATACTTGCATCTTTAATTCATGGGCATCCTGCGGACGAACATTAGGCGGTACTCCTGCCATAAGCTCGGCAATTGTCTGTCTCTCCTCATCCACCGCTTTCTGTGATGCTGTCTCCTTGGGAATAATAATCTTCTCAGACGCACCCGGCATAATCTGTCCAACTGCAAGTTGCAGAAGTCTCTCTGTATCTAAAGTGCCTGACCTGTCTAATGCAGGTGCGAGTTCTGCTATCGCTCTAACTCTTTCTAACATTTGCTCAGGGTCTTGAGTTGCCACATCGAACTGCAAGTAAAAGTCGAATCTTTCGCCTGGTCTTCCCTTACTAAACTTCTGTACATCCTGCATTCCGGTAACTCGGAAAAACTCTGCATCGGGTCCATACTGCTGATACAGCGTCCATACTTGGTCGATCACATACTTGAGGTGGTTAAATACCTTATTGATCGTGGCTTGCTGTTTGTTCTGCGCTTCCACGGGGTCAACGCCTGGAGCGTTATTTCCCATATAGCGGTCGAATAATTCCTGTATGTATCTACGGACTTCAACATTTCCGCCATCAAATGGGGGTGTGCTTGCCCAACGGATCTCGCCAGGTGTACGATACGGGATACGAACCCCCGGACCATACTTCGTGGGGGGTCTTCCGAGAGGGTGTTCTAAAGGTGGTAAAGTTGCTAATGATTGACGGTCAACTAGTGCATCACTTTCAATCTTGGCTACCTGCTGAAGAGGTTCTCCCACTTCAGGGATTGATCGGGATGAGTAAAGTCTCTTGCTTACATTCTCATATTTCGTAACCACGAACGGATACTTACCATGAGCATAATCCATAAGTTCATGCTTGGCATACAACTCAGGAATATCGGGATGAAAGATTGTGCAGTAGATACCGGGAACTCCATCCTCATCAAGCAGTCTTTGATAACAGTACACTATTCTAATAGTCTCATCGTCATCACGAATGATCGCATCTTCCTGACGCACATTGTAAAGACTATTGTCTGCCTGTGTATGCTTGGCTTGATCCTTCGCCCTTTCCACAAACTCCGCATCCCATCCTTCAGAGTTAACCTTGGATTCCAACTGCTCAGGTGTCATGTGCAATACATGAAAGCAATAAGGTGCCTCCTGTGGATCTATTGTATAATTAGGAAAGATAACATCCTCGTCCGGTGCCAATGCTTTGATGCGGGGTCGATTTACGACCTGGCGGGTAACGGGGACTGTGGTTGTGCCATCCTTGCGTAGCTCGCGGAGCATCGCTTTTGCTTTGGACTTGGATACTTTAAATTGGTCTTTTAACGCGGCGGACAACTCCTCATCCATACTTCCATCCTGGATCGCTTGTGCGATCTGTGGAAGTACCTGTGCGATCTCATCCAGGCGGATGGTTTGTTGCTGTTTAAGTTCCTTGGAGTCCCAATATACATAGTGGACCATCAGGCCCTTTTCGAAAAAGTGGTTTAATCCTAATTCCAATTGATCGTAAAACTCCTCCATCTTGGAGTTCATTAACCAACGAAGGAACATAGATATTACATTAGCACGCTCAACATCACCTGATTCCACAGGGGTAGCCACGATATGTGCGGATCTTACCGCATTTGTAGTCATAGCCACGCACTTGTTTATCTGATTATCCACCATGCGGATCTCTTGATCACTCGCACCATCCCAGGGGAATACCTCTCCGGTTTGGCTCAGATGGGAATGCTTCTTGAAATCATCGGACTTTCCTGCCCATAAACAATTTCTTACATCGTAATCGCGCTGTCTACGGTCTAACCATTCGCCCAACTCCGACTGTGTCCTGCGGTAGGTTTCCGCAAGATAGTCAACATCAGGCTCTTTACTGACATAAAGTAATTCGTCATCGGCGGCAGACTGCATATGCGTAGCATAATGTACCCTTTTGTAGTTGACATGGCAAGTCAATATCCACCGCCACCTGTACACATCAGGCTTCCACCACCAATATAGTCAGGTCCGCTGACCATTAAATATCTGATAGTATCCACAAAATCCTTAAAATGCTCCTGGCGGGAACTGCCCGTATACTCAAGCATCGAGCTAATAAAATTATCGCACCTGTCAGATACAAAGAGTTTGGGTCTGTTCTTCTCCGTCATTGGTTCCGTATCATCCCATGCTAGTGCATCATTGATTTTTGCAATGCCCGCCTCCACTTCCACGCCCGGTGCGGGTCGCATAACAAAGTCAAGATTCGCCATAGTGTTAATAATATTACTCTCCCCCTCCTTCTCGCGCACCGTGGCGGCTCCCATACGGGGGTCAACGATTCGCTCAAAGATATCCTCGCCCTGTTCCAAAGCCTCGAAATGCTCCTTGTATGCGGCATACCCCCATCCAAGCGGACGCTGTGCAGGGCCTGGTTTACCCACGCTCTTGCCCAAACCATTCACATGTGGCAATGCCCATTGACCCATTGATGAATCAGGGAACTCCCGGTACACATAGATCGTGCCATCCTCCAGGACTGCCGCCCATATCGCGACCCAAGGTTTTGATCCACCGGGATCGCAGACAAAGTACCGGGTGGTTCGAACCGTAGGATCAGCGATGAAGGGGATTCGTTCATGGGGGACAACATTAGTGTCTCTATTAAACTTAGGGAATCTCCCCTCCATCGCCTTGCTTGGAATCCCGTAAAGACGGGCAAGCTTCACTTCCTGCGGTTGTTTGGAGTAGGTTCGGATCAGTTCGTTGTAGTCAACAAAAGGGGACATCTCAGACCAAAAGTAATAAATCCGACAATCAGGCCAATTGGTGGATATCTGCTCAACAGGTAACTCTCGCCCCATCAATTCGCTATATCTCGACTCCACGGTCTCCGCACCCTTCAATAGACTATTAATCAATGGGGTCCATCCCTGCAAGGTCGTGAAGGTCAACAGTACCCGTCCATGATAGTCCACGGTTCTACCGCCCACCAATGTCTCGAAGATACTCTCAGGTGCCTCCTCATCCATATGAATGCAATGCGCTGACCATCCCTCGAATATCTGCGGGTCTGCCTGATACTGCCTGTAATTATTAAAAGATATTGTACTCCCCCGTTCCGCACCTGGTGTGGTTGGTGGTAGGATCGCCTTGGCGGAATTGAATCCATTCTTCTGTGTGTACTGCAAGGAATGGTTCTCGCTCTTCTTCTTTGCCCGCTTGTACCTCATGGGAAGTGCTTCCCAAATGTACCGTTGGGCATCCGAAATACTGCGCTCCTCCGATACATGCAAAGAACGAATCTCCGCTTCAGGAATAGTCTGTGCCATATGCACAAGCAGACGGGACGCGAAAGTTGTTTTGGAACTCCGGTTTCCACCAAGCACCACATGGATCTTGTTATCCTTCCAATTATCCATCACCCGCCTCCAACCAGGAAGAGTCCAACCCCATTGGATTGGATCTTCCTTCTCCGACTCCGGTTGGTCCAATATCAAACGGGACAAAGTCTCCGCGCGCTCCTGCGGTAGGGCATCTATCTCCTCGCCTGATAATGCACAGGCAAGCTCGCCCTTCTCATACTTCAGGTCAGGTATCCACGGAATACCAAAGTGGGCATCTACCTCATCTGCGTAGGTTATCTTAGGCATAACCCTCCACTATCGTGCAATCCTTTGGATCTATGCGGAAGATTGGTTCTATATCCTCCGAGTCGCGGGTTGCTCGCGTCCTGCCTCCCAACTCAAACTTATAGTCCCTGTTAAAATCCCATGTATGAAAACATAATGCATCCTTGCATCTGAAAATCAGAGTAAACTTCTTACCGCTCGTCTCGAATAACTGCTTGGCCGCCTCGATCTTCTTGTACGAAATCATGAACGGATACTGCCCATAGTTAATATTTAAACACTTTAACTCCGCCCATCCGTAGTGGTCACCCTTCTCAATGAGGAAGTCCACCTTATACTTAATAGGATTGAGCTTATGAAATACGCAATCCCATACCTTACTCAGGAATCCGCATACCTCCTTCTCATTATCGAGGTCCTGCTGTGTCACGTACCTCTTTCTCATCCTCTCGCCTGTATCTCCATGCCCACCACTATCCCTTCTTTGAGCGTTTGGACCGGGATTTGCGCTTCTCCAACGCTGAATCCCTGCGTATCCGTTCCAATGTCTCTTGGTCTAATTTCGATGGTGGGGGACCCAACTTTTTCAAGTCGCACCGTGGTAAGCTTTGAACGGATAGTGGTATTGCTCGCCCATATTTTTTCCAAAAGATCGGATTCCATCCCGGTGGTACTTTCACTTCGCATGACTCGCTTTTGCCTCAATCACCTCGCTGAATAAATCACAGCATCTTCTCTTTAACTCCGCATTCTCCCTCTCCAACTGATCCACCCTCTTCTTCAGTTCCAGGTTCTCCTCGGATAAACGACCCACCCATTGGGGCCAATTCTCAAGCTTCTCCCCTGTTGGCTTATACACATTCACTCCTCCTCTTCCTCCTCGTCATCCACCAACTCGATATCACTATCGAATACGATCACCTGTTCATCATAGTACTCGCGCAATGCCTTCTTGCAGGCATCGATAATACTATCATCAAACAGATCACTCTCCTCTTCCCATCGATGGAAAGTATTTTTTAACTCATGAATTAGTTTTCTTTTTGCGTTCATTTCTAAAATTCAATTCGGCTCGCGCCTTGGGCATCCTGCGTGGAATATCCGTCCTCCAGGTATTTGCCGGACAATCAGGATCTCGTTCCCCCTCGCGGTAGCGTAACTCGCAATTCGACCAAAAATACCGCCATCCACGATTGATCTCCTCAGAACTAAGAAGAGTACCAAACATATAATCCATATCATCCATCACATAAAAATAGAGCAACCCTAGCCCACCGAGTGTCGTGGAGGTATCCTTGTTTTCCTAATGCCTTGCGGCCCAAAACTAGGATTGCTCTGAAAGTTTTTCCCATAAAGTTTTCCACGCTATTTCTGCGGTTTGGGGGACAACGCCGTTTCCGAGGAGGCGCAGTCGGTCCACGCGGTTGGCAGTTGCGTCCACCCCACAGGCAGACCCATCAACTGCTCCACCCAATTCGGATTGAGCTTCATTGAGGGTGGTTTCTCCATCTCCGCAGCATCCCTCAGTTTCGCTCCGAAGTATTGATCGCTCTTCTCCCTCTTGCTCCGAAAGCCCTTCTCCGTTTTCTCCGTCTTTATTCTTCCGCCCTCCGCATCGCTTGACCGAGCGGTCGGCCACGACCCGTGGTTCTTCCCACTCGTACTGCTCTTCTCCGGGGCGGGCGGGCCAGCGTGGTTCTTCGCTTCCTCCGCCAATATCTTGCCCCCCGTTCCGGGCTTGCGACTGCCGGGGTTCCCGGCTCGCGGTGTGGGCCAATTCTGCTCCGCTATCTGTCGAGGTAACTGATCGTTCCTCTTTTTCCCGTCCTTGCGATCTTTTGCGAGCTTTGTCACCGAATCCTTCCAATCCCGTGAATTTGGTGTCACCCAATTGCTTCTCACTTCCTTGACTAAAGATGTTCTTCTTTTCGCATTCGGATTCACATTGCTCGAATCGTCCTCCAGGGGAGTAGGCCAAGATGAAGCATCGGATGCGTTGGTGAGGCGCGCCTGTTTCCTCCGCTGAGTACAATCCCCACTCCGTTCGGTAACCATCTTCTTCCAAATCGGACAGGACTCGCCATAGCCCCATCGTGGTGTGGCCTCGGACATTTTCGAAAAAGCACCAAACAGGTCTAATTGCCCGGACATGCTCTCGGATATAGGGCCACAAGTGTCTTGGGTCTTTTTCTCCTTTTCGCTTCCCCGCGCTACTGAACGGCTGACAGGGATATCCTCCAATGACCCCACAAATTTTTCCTCGAAAGATTCGTGCAGGGAAGGTTTTAAGATCCGAGTAGATAGGGGCGTTATCCATCCTCCCTTCTTCAATCTTCGCAAGAATGTTGGCTTGGACGAAGGCTTCGATCTCCACATTGCAGACTGTTCGAACATCCACGCCCGCTCGTCTAAGTCCAAGTTCAATCCCTCCGTATCCTGTACAAAAGCTGATAATGTTTTGGGTATTATCCACATCTATCTAACCACTTCCCACATATCCCTGTCCAAATGCTTCACCTTCACACTCTCCCCCAACTTCAAATACTTACCCGGTTTGCTCCTAAACTTCCCATGACTACCATCCGCAAATTCTATCAATCTAATAAATCTATTCTTAGGCACCCCGTATACCTTCGCATCCTGCACTAAAGCATTCCCCGTACTCTGCCTCACCATCCCCTCAATAATACTTACCCTCTTCTCCTGGGCCTCATCTATCATCTCATCCACTTCCGCTAAATCACGCTGAATATTCAACTCCTCCTCCAACTCCTCCAATTTAGCCACCATCTTCTTGCTGAACCTCTTCAGACTGAACGCCATCCTCGCAGTACTCGCCTTCACCCCAAGCATCCTGCCAAACGCACTCTT